ATCGATAGCGCCACGAGTTGAAGCATCATTTAAGTATTTCCAATCAGTTTTATAGAAATCATAAGAACCTCTACGGAAACCGCTAAATCCAAGATTTAAAGCCATTTCTTCTGAGTTTTCAAATAATCCAAAAGCAGTACCTCCAGCAGCACCACCAGAAATTGAAGCTAGCATGTCATCAAAATCAAGAGCAGTTTGTCTTTGTAAAAATAACATGTTTTCTTCAATAGCTCCTTGAGTATCTAAGTTTTTCAAGATAGCATCAAAGTCGTCAAGTCCAGCAGCAGCTGTAAATCCTACTTGTACATTACCACGATCATTGATAGCAGCAAACAAACCTTCACTACCGTTTGCAGAAGCTGCAGCAGCACCAGTTGCTTTTTCAGCTTCTACCATAGACATTTCTAAGTAATCTTCAAAACGTAGTCTTGTTTCAGACTCAGCTTTTAAGTACCATAAATATCCAGAAGCACCATCTTCAGTCGCAACTTCTACCCATCCAATTTGAGCCATATCAGATCCAGAAACAGTATATGTGTCTTTTAAGATGATAGGCTTGTTTTCAAAGATAAAGTCATTAGACTCAAGAGAACCAACCATTCCAGCAGTTCCTTTTCTAAATTCTGAACCATAAATAAAGATAGTAACATCAGCGTTAGCATCTCCAGTTCCAGCAGCGATTAATCCTCCTGCTTCGTAGAAAGAACAAGTAAATTGTCCAGCTCCACCACCTGCGTTATTCACAGCAGTAACAACAGCTTTATTCATACCAGCGCCACTGTTTTGTACAACAGCAATAGTTTGACCTACTCTTACAACTTGTTGAGCTGTAGCAGGGTCAATAACGTCATTTACTTGAAAAGTAGCTTGGTCTGCATTAATAAGAGCAGCAGTACCTACTTGAGTATATTTAGTGTGTAGTCTACCTTGTTCTGCCCATTTTATAAGGTCAGAATTTGTAGGCATCTCAGCTCCTACCATACGTAAGAATGAAGAGATAGTTCTGTTTCCATAACGTTCAAACTCTTTTTCATAAGTATCAGGAAGATACTGATTTAAAAAGTCGAAGTTAGTAATGTAATTCTCTGTTCCAGGTGTTCTTTCTGAACTTGGAGTTAGAGCGAATGTCGGGGTTGCATTTACCGATCCAGCCATAATTTTTTAATTTTTTTTTAGGTTCTTTTAATACTTTTAATTTTTAATCCTCTACTCGATGGTTTCGATAAAGATTTTACTTGCATTCCTCCTTTTGTAGAAACCTCTGGAGTTCTACGCTCTGACATGTTTATGTTTTTTGTCTTGCGTATCACATCTTCAGTCGCCTGTGATTTACCTTGTTCAAAAAAGAACTGAGCAAATTTATCAGGATTCATTGCGATTGCTAAAGATCTATGGTATCCTTCCGCATCAGTTAAAAGTCCATCAGAGTCCAAGTATTTATTTACAAAATTCAAAGGAGTCTCTTGAGCTTTCTTTAATTCAGAAGTGCTACCTGGAGAAAACGTAACATCTGCGTCGTTCAATTTGAATTTAAAACCTTTAAACTCTGAACTGAATACCTCGTCGCTTTTCTTCGAGAACCATTCACGCTTACGATTTGCTTCCTCTTGTTGAGATTTAGCGGTACTTAAATATTGCCTATACTCCTTTAGCTCTTCATTAGCTTCGTTAGAACTACCGATTGACTCAAGCGGTTGTTTGTATAACTCTTGCTGTTCATTGAAAAACCTAGTTGCTTTAGCAATAGCTTTTTTCTTTGCTAATTTAGTTTTCTTAATCACCGATTCGTCATCTAGCTCTTCATCATAATCATAATCCTCTAGTATGGAGTTGATATCCTCTGAATCTAAACCTTCTTCCGTAAGTGTAAAGTACTCTCTTAGCAAAGAATCAGGATTCATTTTAGTGTAGTCTTGTTGTAATTTAACAAAATCACTAATTCCTCGTCCTGTTTCTTTTTTATATTTAAAGTAAGCGGCTACATCTTCAGGCAATTCTTCCGCCTCTTCTTTAGCCTCCATTAATTCTTCAATAGAATTAATTTCTTTACCATATCTATTTCCAATATATGAAAGAACATCTTCCTCTTTTAGCTCGTAATCTTCTTTAATAGAAGTATTATCTTCTAATACAGGCTCTTCTTTTTTTTCCTCTTCGGTATCATCAATCTCATTCTTTTCACTTACAGGCTGTTCGCTTGACTCTTCAGAAAATTGCTGTTCATGTTTGTCAAGTAGCTCTTGTTCAATTTCTTGTGAAGATTTTGAATCTACATTCGTTACCTCTCTTACTTTTATATCCATTTGATTTGATTTAAGTTACAAATTTAAGAAAAATATAAAGACACTTTTTTACCTTGGAGAAAACTCAGCTAAATCAAAACCATCTAGAGAATCTTCATTAGATTCAAAATTCTTAGGCGGTAAATTATTTTTTCTTTGATTTATTAATTGAGATTGCTCGGTATTCTGCTGACTTATTCTATCTTTCTTTGCTTCCTCTCTATTACCCTCTCTTTTAGCTAGCTGAGCATCACTAATACCTTGTAGCTGTAAGTTGTAATTAAACTCTTGCTGCATTAGTTGAGACTTTAATTCAGCCTCGGCCTTTGTCTTCTCTATTTCAAAAGCAATTTCAGCTTGCTTATATTTCATTTTACCTTGAGTCTCTAGTTCTATTTTTTGAACAGCTACTTGAGCTGCCATTTCTTGAGACTTAAGTTGTTGCTGGGCAGTTATAGCCTGACGTTGCATTTCTTTCTTTTCGTCTATTTCTTGTTTAGACTTTCTTTTAACTTTCAGTAATTGATTAGCTAGCTTAAGATTTCTTATCTCTCTAATATCAATAGCATCCTCTAGATTAATATCTCCTTTAGATAGCGCCATTTGAATATTCTGTTCAAGCAAAGCTTTTTCTTCTTCATCTGGAGATAATTCAATAAATACTCCAAAGTCATAAATATATAACTCAGATATCTCCCCTAAAATACTTACATTATATTTTCCTATTTTATTTATAAAGTCATCTTTAAAGTCAGAATACTCAAGTATGTCTGCAACTCTATAAGTTAAAGCCTCAGCTAAAGTTCTATACATATAAAGACTACCATCTAGAATATGTCTAGTGGCTGTATTTGAACTTAACGCTGCTAACTTTTGAACACCAACTAAAGCGTCTGAATTAGGAGAAGACCCGTCTCTGGCCTCATTTAAGCCTGTTACAGCCCTTATCATGCTTAAGTAGTGGTTATAGTTAGCTATAAGCATTTGTGTCTTAGAGGCTCCTGAATTGGACGTGAGCTGCTGTATAGGTACTTTACCTTGATTATAATCCCCTTCTTGAGTATAACTTCTTCCTATTACACTACCTGTTTGGAAGTATAATCTTAAAGCATCTTCTGGATTATACGCTGATCCTGTACCTAAGTCAACTTCATTTAGGCCATCCGCATCAATATACACTCCGTCTGGAACTACTTTAGCTATAACTTGCTGAAGTTTTAAATGTGTCATTTGAATTAAATCAGCAAAAGGTATCATTCTCCTAACAAGAGATTCGATATTACCTTTATACATTCTAGGTGCAGTAGCTACATAATTAGGTATTGCATGCTGAGAAGAAGATTTAGGCCGAACCATATTTTCAGCAAGCTCCCACTTAAGTAAAATATTAGTACCCATAACCATTACCCCATCATACCAAACATCTATAGTTTTTTCTATCTTTTCAAAGTTTCCATCTTCTATCATTTCTTCAGGAGGATTGAAGGTGTCATCTTTTTCTATCATTCTAGAACCTCCACCCTCTAACTTCTTTTTTTTGTAAACTATTTTCTTAGTAGACTTGTAGTTAAAATACATTAACGTACAGCTATCTCTGTAAAAAATATCGTTCTCGTAATATTGAGCAGTATTGAAATAGTCATACCAGCTTTGGCTATATTGAGATATTACCTCTAGATCAGCATTAGTTAGTGTAGTGTCAATCTTATTCAACTCTGTAATTGGAACAGTTTTTATTTCTCCCCAATAAAAGCAATCTTTAAAATTTGGATCTTCTTTGTAACTATAAACCACGTTAGCGGAATCTACGTAAGAAACTTTTATGCCTGATCCTGGAAGAAACTCATGTTTAGCAACACTCATTCCTACAACCATTTGATCATAATCTAATCTTTTTCGTATATCAGAATAATGATTCTCAGCAAACATAGTATCAATCGCTTCTTCTTCTGCGATCTCTATAGCTGGCTTATAATTTAAATTCATGTATAAAGAAAGCTCCTCGTCTGTAGAGGGAAGATCGTCGGGATTCATTATAAAAGGATCAAACCCCGTGTTGTCTTTCACTGTTTGAAGAACTTCTTTAGCAGCCATTTGACCTTCTACCATTTCTTGATACTTACTTCTCTTGGCTTGAGACAACGCATCTTGAGCGTAAACATTAACCTTAAATAACCTATCAGACATTCCGTTAACAACTATATCTACAAACTTTGGTATTATAGGAACAGGAGTCCAGTCTAAGTTAAGGTAGGAAAGATCACCATCAACAGCTAATTCATTTTTATACTTAGCAACCGATTGCTCTCCTCTAGCATACAGCCTAAGTCTATTGAAATCTCTCCATTGACTATAATATCTACAGCCTCCTGAGTCTTTTCTAAACCATTCGTATTGTATTGCTTGACCTATCTGTAATCCAAACTCTTCAGTTGCTTTCTCAGCATCTGAAACAAATTGACTTGGAAATCCTACAGATGAAATATTTACACTAACTTCCTTCATCTAATTAATTCGCTTAAAGATCCTTTATTATTATATCTTGCAAAGTTAAGACTTATTTTTGTTTGTTTTTGCTCAGGCAAATAAACATTTTTTTGATTAGCCATTATAGCTAATCCCGAGCTTATACTTGCGTCAAATTTAGTTCTATTGTTTATATCGAATTTTGCCCAATCTTCTAAAGTTCTAGCAAAGTACATACTGCCCATCTCATCCGGATCCCTGTACGTTGCATCTAAATCTATTCCTATATGCTTCTCTATGTAAGATTCTATTGCAGCGGCATGAGATTGTTTCACATCTTCAGAAGTGTTAGGTATCCCCCCTAATTCACGCTCAGTCTTCGACAACTTATTATAGTGCTTATCTGGACGATTCATACTAAAGCCTCTATACCCCCTATTCTTAAAGTGATATAATAATCTAGGTTTATTATTTTCA